AGAGCCAACTGACATTTCTAAATATTCGTTCTTATACTCTTCCATTTCGCCCTCTTCTGACTCCATCATTTCTTCGGCCTTTGATAAATCAGGCCAAATTTTTAAGAGATCACTTTGATTCCAAAGAGTAATCCCATCCCAATCTTCTTCGTTTGCTTGAGCTTTCTTTAATGCACTTTGCTTTGGATAATCTTTATCTCCGGGTTTTGCTGGTTTATAGTTCTTACCAAGACGGTCTTTTTTCTTTTGAATATTGTGCCAAAGACCTTTTCCAGCTTCTGTTTCTAAACTAGAAATCTCTTCCGAAGCTTTAACTGGAGAACCTGCTCTCCATTGATAACATGACCAAAATTTAGCTTTCCACTTAGGGCCGGGATTCTTATCACAACCATGTCTTGCTCTAAAACTTTTTCTTCTGGCGGGATCGTCTCTCTTGATCTCCATGTTAGGGTCACCAAAGTTAACCTTTACGACGTTTCCTTTTTCATTTTTGACGTAAACAGAAAACTTTTTAGGCCCATCAGGAGTCCTGAAAGGCTTATTTAATGTTTTCTTTTCTTTGTCTGCGGCAACAATTTTATAAGAGACATCAATTTCTAATTCTTTGGTTTTCATATCAAATATATTCTAGCCAGTTTGCTTTTTCTTGTTCTGTGTCTAAATATAAGTCATTTTCATCTTGAAAATCATAATCAAGAGCAAATTCATTGATATCACTATCTGCCTGAGAGAAATCATCGTCATTTGACTCCCAGTAATCAGTCACATCGATCTCTGAAGCTTTAGCTATATCGCTATCAGCTTTGCGATAAGAATCTTTAACAGTTTTACCAGCCATCATTCTTAAAAAAGTGTTCACACGGGCCATTGCCCATTGCCCTCTTGTTTTTCCGGGTCTGTGGCTTGAACTAAAAGCTCCAGCACCTCTACGATAAACTTTCTTTAATTGAGTTAAGCTGACTTTCTTTGAGTACTTGCTATTATGCTCTCTAACTTTCGTTTTTAAAGCTTCGACAACTTTTGCAGAAAATTCTATTGCTTTATCGCTCTTTGTTCCTGCGCTGCCACTAGGATTCTTGGCGGACCCTTTGCGTCGTTCAGAAGGTCTAGCAGGAGTCTGGGCGGAACTTTTGGGTCCAGACCTTTTTGATTCTATAATTTCTATTTCTAAACCTTGTAGATTCATAATTGATAGCTTCTTATTTATACACTTAAATTTAAGCACTAAGGAAATTATAATGGCCCATTCGTATTAAAGTTTGTGTAATTTAACCCTTTTAATAATCCGCTCATGAATAGACCATTAGCATGAGGATATGAATTTTGGTCCATATCACAGTAAAAATTAAAATCTAAAACCGCATTTGCACCGATTGAAGAATCATAAGAAAGATCCTTAAATTTAGCCCCTCTAATATCGTATCTAATGATAGTTTCTGAATTGTTATTCATCTTTATTACGATGTCATATTTAGAATCAGAACGGATATCAGAAATAAGATTGCCTGAATAATTTAAATTTCTATAAATTGTAGAAAAACTGCCTTCAACTGTTATAGGGGTATTTATTTGGCGATCTACTGGATAAACATATCCTAAACTCTTCAAAGGTTCTCTTTCTAAAGGAAGATTAAAATTAAAACTTTGTATTGCGGCGTCTTGAATTATTTTATTAGATATCGTTTTAGAACTAGAGTTCGCGTCATATACATCAATTATAATATCTCCGTGAAGCAATACAGAGATAGCATTTCCAGTTTCTTCAAATGAAGTATTATAGTTTGGAATGGTGAACTTAATATTTGAATTAACTAAGCCACTCTTTGGCTCTACATAAGGAGAAATAATGTTAACACCTGATGAATTATAAGATACATTATGAGCTACATAATTAACATTTGCTTTAGGAAAATCTCCTACTTGAGCTTGGACTCCATAAGAAGTAATATAGCAATTACCGAAAGCTAGAACTGGAAAGCCAGAGATGTTGCTTCCAATTGCATCTGTGTTATTTGGGGTAATACTTAGGAATAAATTCCTTTGATCTCTGTATTTGAAAGGATATTTAAATGTATTATTGGTTGATTGAGTTAGGTTATTATCAAAAGCATAATTCTGATCTCCAAACGAAAACCCTGATAACAAATTGCCACTAGGATAAGCTTGTTGACCATCAAATTGATCTAAATTAGGAGGCCCAAGTTTAACATAAAAACCCATCCTCGCTTCATTTCTAAGATCTTTTATGTTATAATTAAAACTAATACTAACATCAGGAGGAGTTAGAGTATAATCATAAATAGCAGAAGCATTTCCTATCTCTGAGAATCTAGAAGACTGAGTATTTATTTGATAACTGAATTGATTTATTCTTTTAAGAGGCTGTATTAAATTGTAAATACCATTATTACCTAAATTAGCATTTAAATCAGAAAAAAAATAACCACTCGCTGGCGCGGGGCCAATGAATAGTAACTGACTATTATAAATTACTCTGTTTGTAGCCATTAGATTTTACTATGGTAAAGCAAGCTCGCCATGTAAGAATCGACTTGATGTTCGCAAGCAATTTCATGAATCTCTTCAATCCTTTGAGTATTTTTATCTACAGGGCTTTGAACGTATTGATCAATTTTAGAAATCCAATTGCCCTTATCTTCATTTGCAACAATAATTTTTGTAATATCAAGAACTACTTCTTTTTGTTTGTTGTTTAGTTTTTTAAGTTTATGCTTTCTCTTTAAAAAAACTTCTACTTCTGCACCTAATTTATTTGTAGCCTCTACAGCGTCTTTTAATTTCATTACGCTGTAATTAGCTTTTGAAGAAGTGCCAATTGGTTTTACGTTTTTGGTTGTTTGTTTGATGCCGGTGCTACCAGATGGTCTACCTGCTGCATCTATCTTTGGACCTCCAATAAGAGGTTGGTAAAATCCTTTATCTTTTAGATCAACAAAACTTGTTTGTGATTGAATTGACTCATCTGGAGTAGGCAATACACCAGTTTCAATAGCTTTAAGACCCTCCTCTGGAGTAAGAACGCCAAGTTCAATAAGACGAGTATATATTCTATTAAGATTTTGGTCTGTCTTAAGGTCCATGTCTTCAAAGAATGGAGTAGGAAATACTTTAAAACCAATTTCTTTAGAAATTCTTTTGACTTCAGGAAGTAAAAAGTCTGTGATAAAAGCTTGGCGAGCTTGTAGTAATTTTTGTCCTAAGAGAGAGACTTTCGTAGCAGAATTAGCAAATTTTTCATTACCAACAAGGATATTATTTAATCCAATATTTATATCTTTATCAATCACCTCATATTTCTTTGGGTCAAGGATGTCTGCGATTTGAGGGATAACGAATTCTGCTTTTGTAGTATAATCAGCAATCAAAACTCTACCAATCGATTGATTAGCGAAAAGATTTTGCATTGTCTTTAAGTTTTCTTGATTAACGCCGCCTTTATCTGGCTCTGCGCCCATTGTTACTACAAGAATTACTTGTTGTAATGTTCTGGTAAGAGCCATGTCCATTCGGCGCATTTCTATTTTTGCACTAATATCTTCTAAAACAGGGAAACCCATTGGCACAGCAAAAGGTTCGTAATCTTGTTTCTTGTAAAATACAGCATAAAACTTCTTAGTATCTAAATGCAATAAAACTGCCGTCGCTTTACCCCTTAAAATTTGTTCTTTAGCTAGTGGTTGTAGAGAATCTAGAATTTCTTTGTCTTCTTCTGTTCTTGGATTTCTAATCTGCTCAAGTTCATAATCGGTTAGAATTTTATAGTATTGCCCTCTGTTAAATGACAGGTTACCATTCACTTGAACATCTGCTGGATTGATGATAATGTATCTAGCAGGTAAAGAAACTTTTGCAGCTAAAGCTTGAGAACCGAAAACTTGACTGATTTTAGACACATCTTCTTCTTTTATGTTTGTGTCATATCTATAAACGAAAACATTTCCAGAACGATAATACTCTCTGAAGAACTTATCCTGCAATGCAGTGATATTTATCTTATTGAATAAAGCCTGAAAGAAATCTCTCGCGCTTTTATTACCACCTTTTAAGTGGATATTTCCGCAAGAGAGTTCAGACATCAAATCAATAGTATTTCTGAACAAACCAAAATTATAGTAAGCTTTTTGGCAAAGGATTACTGTATCTCGGACATCAATATTAGATTTGTTATAATTATAACCAGTAGCATAATTAAATGGCACCATTCCATCATCAATATTACGAAAACGATCTGTTCTTTCGATTGTTGATGCGGCATTTCTACGAGTTCTTGTCTCCGTAACCCTGCTCGCTACGCCACCATGAGCAGGAGTTGCACCCTCTACAATCATAGGAGCAAAAGAACTTTCCTGTAGTTGATCTTTTTTAACCTTTGCCATAAGCCTAATAATTAATTACACATTTTAAATTAAAATTGGTGTAAATCCCGACGCTACTATTTTATTTTCAGTAGTCATAATATCATTATAGCATTTAGAGCCCCATTTCGCTAACATTAAAGCAGTATAATTATCTTTTCTTGCTCTATTAGGGGAATTGGAACGCTTTAGGTGTTGTGGTAGATCGAAATTAACAGAGCCACGACTGCTTGTAGTAAACTCAACAAGAGAACACTGCTTCTTAGTGTTGTAAACTAACATATCTTGATGCTCTATTAGATCCAGCTTATTCCAATCTTTATTTTCATCTACGAATATTAATTGTTCTGGGATTCTCTTATTAATCTCTTCGTTAAAAAATGACTCATTAGCTACAGCCTTTGAAGCGAACCATATTTTCTTATAATCAATAGCTGCTTGCAGGTTCTCATTACCTCTTCTAATGAAAGTAGTTGTGAATACTTGAGTGACTGCTATTTGTTTATTTTCTAGGTTGTATTGGCTCTTTGCTTTTTGAATCATCTTTGTATATTCAATACCTTCAAGATCCGAATCAAAGTCAATAAACTTAATTTTTTGAGATTCTGATTCTACAAATTGAGATTCATTGTAAGTATTAAAAAAAATGTCTGCGCCAGCATTATCGCAAATGATATAAACAATATTAAAACTCGTCATTAAGTAATGAAAGTATTTAATATGGGCGCTTAAATTGCCAAGACCAGCATAACAATGAACGAGAACATCGTTTTTGTTTTCTCGGTCTATTTCTATGATAGCCATTGCAAAATAGTCAGCATTTGGACTGTCACTCATGTTGGGGTCCATTGCTAATATGTATTCTTTGCTACTATCTCCTTTAATTTGTGAGTGAGGACGCTCTTCAAATTTTAAAGTGCATTCCTCCATCTTCTTCATGCTGAAATAAGAGTCGCTGCCATCTGTAAATTGAGCGCAATACTCTCTTAAAAATGAAGCGTGAGAAGCCCCACCATTTTGTGCTTCTTCTGTGATGGAAGAATCAATCATTTCGGGAGGTAAAGCTTCGTAACTCAATTGGGATACGAAATAAGTTGCATTAGTTGATTCTTTTGAATAGATATTATCACACCATTCTTTGTAAGTCTTATAAAGATTTTCGAAAGTGTAAGAGGCGGACGACAGGGCAATCATTTTGGAAGTATTTTTAAACTCCATTCGATCTGCTTCTGTCATAGCTCCTTGTCGGATTAATTCATCTTCTTTTTCACGAATACCAATACGTTCTTTGATGTCTTGAGGAACAATCAAGAATGGCATCAATACGTTTTTAATAATATCTTCTGGCAATAATAGGAACTCATCAAGAACAAGAGCATTAGCACGAAAACCACGAATCTTTTCACCGCTTAAAGGAATTGCTTTTATTGAACCTTCATTAATAGACCAGTCATATTCGTCATTGCGTTTTGACTTTGCGCCAAACGCTTGCATCAAAAGGTCTGCGCCTTTAGATTCAGTAATCTTTTCTATTGAATTAAAGATGCTTCTTGCTGTTCTGAATGTTGGACCAGCAATTAGGATTTTACTTTTGGGTTCAAATATACACTGTAGGAAACAAAACACCGCAGCAGAGAAAGATTTAGAAGCACCGCGACCCCACACGTTCATGCAAAAGTTCCGGTTCAGCATTCCTTTAATTACAACCTCTTGATAGGGCCATAATTTTATACCAGAGATTAACTCTGTAGTGACACCTATATTTGAACGCAAGAATTTAGCTAAAGTTATTTTAGCCTCTTTGTCTTCAAGGGTATCTTTTAGTCTAGAATATTCATCATTTAAATTTGGAATTATTCTATTGTATTTTTCTGGGGTATACCACATATTATAGCATCTTTAGGTCATAGCAAAGTTGCAAGTCATATTTAAAAAAGTTTTCATCAGTAGAAAACATCTTTTCAATTATCCTAACAGATTCTTTGCGGCCCTTGGCAAACAAGAATTGCACATGAGGATATTTCTGTATCAATTCTCTAACATTATGGAATATAAATTCAGGATTTACTTTTGTAGCTTTCTTGTATACATGAGGGAGGTAGTTAAATGACAGTGAATTACTCAAGCTTTCTTCTATAATAATAACCATGTTGGCATTTAC